GTTCCATTAACCGCTGTATCAACAGGAGAAAAAGGATTGCCTAATGTCAAGTTCCTTTCGCGCTTCAAATCGCCTGAAGCGTACGTCGAAGAAGTTCGACGATGTTTCAATGGCGATCCCGAAGGCGTCCGGATCGGCTATGCTCAGCTCGTTGAAGAACTTGCTGGGCTTTGCCAGACAGAAAGGCTCCTTCGCGAGAAGGTCCTTTGTGGCGATGATCCTTCTACCTCTTCTCGTCTTCGCGGTGTTTTACTTCTCTACAACCGCGTTGGGCTTGAAAGTGTGGAAGTTCATCTCCCTCCTCCCTGTGGTGTGGACGCTGATAAGGTAACCAGCGACCATGTCCGTGGAGGAGCTGTTGATACTGCTGAAGCTTCTCTTACACCTGATTTACATTTTGCAGTTCTTGCAAGTTGTAAATACTGGGTGTCTGACTCGTTGAATAGATTCATCACCGAGGCTAGTGAAACTTACAGCTTGAGCCCACTCACCATTTCGAGCGCAGTGTCCCACCTTTTCGTGGGCCTGATGAACTCGATCGATGATCGGACCCGGCGGTTGTGCGGTGGAGAGAAAGTTCCTCTCCATACAGAAGATCTACCTGAGACTGGTATTCCCAGCTTTGGTGGGATCTCCATGTAGCCGCACTTCATACAACCCAGGAGTTTTGATGCGCGGCCCTTAGGCCGTCCCGTTAGGGAGATTATGTCCTACACAAAAGACAAGACGAAAATTGTCCAATCTCTTGTTTGGGCGAGGGATACGAACAACGGCAACCCTGTGTACCGGACGCTGACTGCTTTTCGTAAGCAGTCAACGCTTAGGAACACAAGGACCGGTGAGTCGCTTCCCACGTACAAGCAGGTTATTGCCAATCAGGGGAATGCTACAACTCCCCTGACTGCCTTGTCTAGCGAGTTCCGAGGTACTCGTCATATGAGCTGCAAGATTGTCGCAGATCAGAATGGTGAGTTCACCCAGGAGGCTTCGGGTCATCTGCTTTCTTACGCGATGAACGAGCCGTATTACACCGCTAGTTGGACATCTTCTGCACACGCCCAGGCATCCGAGCGCGCACTCTCCGCTGTACGTGAACTGGCAGTTTCTATGTCAGGTCCAACGTTCATAGGGGAGTTGCGTGAATCCGTTCGGATGATAAAGAAGCCCGCTGCTGCTCTGTGGGACGGTATCGAGGATTACCTCGTGGAGGCTAAACGTCGTAACGCCGACAACCGTCGGCGCAACTTCGGGAAGCATCCTCGTCGGTACACTCGGAACCTTTCCAACATCGCAGCTGGCCTCTGGCTCGAGAAGTCGTTCGGCTGGGACCCGTTACTGGCTGACATCGAAAGCGCCAAGGACACTTACTCTGATCTTATCGAGTTTGATAGGGTCAAAGCGTTTTCCGTTGGTGGCAAAGATGGCAAAACAGTGGATTCCATCGATGGTTACCTATACGTTTCACCCCCTGGTTCCTACCTGATGTACAAAATGCATCAGCTGGACGAGGAGACTGAGCGTGTTAGGTACCGCGGTGCCGTACGCATGCGAGCTGAAACGACCGCCCTGGATCATGCCGCTAGGTATGGTTTCACCCCTAGCGAATTTATCCCGAGTGCATGGGAATTGCTCCCATGGTCGTTTCTTGCGGACTACCTTACCAATCTTGGTAGCATAATTGGTGCAGCGGTTACTGATACCTCGAACGTCATCTGGCTCTCTAAGACAGTCAAGAGGACCGTGGACCGGAAGGTCCGCGCTCACTGGGCTGAAAAGGAGATCAGGGACATTCTTGGTAAAGATAACATCCGTACCAGTTATGGTTCGCCTGGGGCATTTCACTGGCGCAAGTCAACCCTGACGAGAACAGCAGTTGGAGGGATTGATTTTCCCTACTTCTACTGGAAACTCCCGTCTTCGCCTGTAAAGCTCGCCAACATGGCCGCGCTTTTGCAGACTATCGGGTTGTCTATGCATCCACAACGTCCTTCAAAGCGCAATTACAGGCTTTGATCACACTGAGGTACATCATGGCAATTAGCTTCAATTCCCCCGTAACTGGGGCAGCGCAGACGGGTCTTACATCGCCGACCTACACCATCACGGCAGCTGTCGCTCCGGAGCCGAATCAACGGCAATGGGCGGTCACTGCTCTTGGTGGCACGCAGACCGGCGTTGCGGTCCATTCTGGTGCGAACCAGTTCACCCTCACGGCTTCGCAGCCCAAGTCTTACAAAGTCCTGGGCAAGGCGAATCCCGTTACGAACGTTATCGCTAACGTTCCGATGAACGTCTACAAGGTGGGTGTTCGCAAGGGGACTCTGCCTCTGGCTGGGCAACCGTACGCTACGGCACAGGCGTGGGTCACGATGAGTGTCCCTGCCGGTTCCGACACGTACGATCCGCCTAGCCTTCGGGCGATGTTGAGCCTCCTCTTTGGTGCACTTACCCAGCAATCAGCTGGTGTGGGTGACACCTTGGCGTCCGGGCTGCTTTAAGCTGCAGCCAACCACCTAGCGACGTTTACCGCTTGGTAACGTATGGGAGAACAGATGTTCATCACCGATGGCACGCTTGAATCCCTGCTTGAATCTGACTTGTATTCGTTGGGGTGGGATGGTTCTCTCGAACCCTATCCTGGACAGTCAGTGTACCAATTTTCCTTAATGTCGCAGAGAAATTCTTTGGTGAAGAAGTACCTTCCTGGTACTTCGCCATCGAACCCCTCTGGGGACAAAAAGGCCATTGCCCTCTTTCTCGAGTGCAATGAGCGGTGCGCTGGTTTCTCCTTAGATAGCTCCCCTCGAACTGAAGTGGAGGAAATCGTATTGGGACAGATGAAATCGTTCCTCTACGACTTCTTTGTGCCCAACCCTTATCAGGTTAGGTACACAGACATCCTTACCCGCAAGGTAAGGACTTATGCCACCCCTCGAGACCCCATCTGGTACCTAGGAAACATAACTAGGTTCCTGGATGTTGGTCCCGGCGCCAGCGTGGCCACGAGAAGTGCAAACTTTTATACAAAGTTTGCAAACTCCGGCTTGAGCTGTACAAGTGCAGAACTGCACAAACTTTATGTGCAGACGATCTCCTATAACCCTACTTGGTCAGCCTGCGAAGAGTTGCGGGCGCAAAGTATGGGGGTGGTGATCGTTTCTGGCAGCCGTCTGTCTTGTGTCGCAAAAAACAGGAAGATCAGCAGGACCATATGCACCGAACCCCTTCTGAATATGATATTTCAGAAGGGCTTAGGCTCAGCTATCGAAGAACGCTTGCGCGAGGTGATTGGTATCAACCTCTCAACGCAACCGGACGAGAATGCTGAACTAGCTCGGATTGGTTCACTCTCAGGAAAGTTTGGAACTATCGATCTTTCCAGTGCGAGTGACACCATCTCCCTTTCTCTTGTACGATCGTTACTTCCCAGGCCAGTTGTTGCATGGCTAGAGATGTTTCGGTCGCCACGTACCACCCTTCCAGGTGGGGAGGAAGTAGAGTTGCATATGTTGTCGTCTATGGGGAATGGTTACACTTTCCCCCTCCAGACGCTTCTGTTCACTGCTGTAGTCAAGGCCGTGTACGAGGTAATGGGACTTCGGTTCCATCACTTTCGTGACACCCCGAGCCGTAAGGGCAGCAGTACTTTCGCTGTCTTCGGGGATGACATCATCGTGTACAGGGAGGCTTACAACCTCGTAGTACGGATGTTGACTCTCCTCGGCTTTTCGGTTAACCTTGACAAGTCGTTTAACGACGGCTTCTTCCGCGAGTCGTGCGGCCACGATTATTATCGCGGCCGCAACGTCCGAGGTGTCTATCTTCAACACCTTTACGACGTCTACGACTGCTACTCTGCCATCAATCGTTTGAACAGATGGTCAGCAGAACATGGCGCCCCTCTGCCGCTGCTCGTTCAGTCTCTTCTTCGGCGCGTGCCTAAAAAGCATGTGCCGTATGAGGAGTCTGACGACGCTGGCATCAAGGTCCCATTGTCTCTTGCGACTAGCGCCCATCATGAGCGTTCCGGTCTTGTTTCTTACCGGTACTTCAAGTTGGACGCTGCTCGCATTAAGCTTCCCGTCCGTTCGAAGAAGATTTCTCAGGCGATCGGCTGGTTTGAAAACCCAGACGGTCTACTGATGAGCTTCCTGGCAGGGCGCATATTGCGTGGTTCTATCGGCGTTCGTTCTAACAGCCGAAGTGCCAGATTATTGAGACGGTCCACTCCGCGTTGGGACTGGATTCCTCTCGCTGGTGGCGAAAGTCATCAGTACCGTGATAACTGGAAGGTTGTCACGGAGATCAACCTTTTGAGTTGATCTACTCTGCGGATCGAACTGATCCCCCCGGGAAACTGCCACTGATGAAGTGGTAGCTGAAATCTGGCCTTGCATCCCGG